TGCTTCCCGGCTTTTTTGCCAGCGCGTTTTGCACGCGTTGTCGCAGCGTACTCAGCAGGGCTGAGGCTTTTGATCGCAGCTTCTGGAAGGTATCTTTCACCTGTTTTGCTAGACGGTTTTCCACTTTTGGTCCTCCATTTCTGGTCGCCCCAATTTTTAAGCGATTGTTGCGGCGCTTTCATGTCAGTCTCGGTAGCCACCACCAGCAGCTTTGTACTTCTTGGCCACCAATTGTGCCTTACGCGCAGACCATTGGCCAGCTTTTGTACCATGCGTAGCCGCGGCTTTCACTTGGGCAACGATCTTTTTGCGCAGGCTTGGCTTGGTGTAATTACCAGCTTCGTTCACACTGCCGCCCTCGGCGTAGTAGTCAACGTCGTTCGGGTCATCCTTGCGGTGGATGACCTTCTTCTCAGGCATCTTAGAGGGGCGGATTGCGCCCATCCCGCGGCTCGCCATCATCAGTACATCTTCCCACGAGTCTTGCCACGGCAAGCGCAGCCATCAGCACGGCTGGAGGCAGTACCGCCCTTGGCCTTGCGCTCAACAATACCCTCGCCAAGCTGCTCGGGCATGTCTTTCTTGGAAGCTTTTGGCTTGCGTGGAGCCATTTCTGGGTCCATGGGGGGCTGCCCCATCTCAGCCGTATAGACTTTGTCTTTAGCCATGGTTGGCTCCTTAGTAAATCTTTGCTTTGCGGGCGCCACGAGCAGCGCCCCAGCCTTTGACCGAACCGCCTTTTTTGTAGCCACCCAAAGACACAGCTGCGTCGGCTTCCTTTTGACGGGCCAATTTAGCTTTATGGGCAGCTACAGCACGCTCGCCTTCAGCTCGTGCTAACGCCATATCGCGGGCATTTTCCAAGTCGAATCTCTTCTTGGCTTCTGCACCGGCTTCGGGACTCATACGAGTCATGGACATGCCAGCGTTAGGAGCTGGACGAGGACGGGGTGTAGCGCGGGGTGCTACTTTTCCAATAGCTACGGGGCCTTCACGAACACTATCGCGACCGTAGTTAGGCGCCTCTTCATCCAACGAGCCAGAACCCGCTTCGATGAAATCACCGTCAGAAGGAGCGGCGGCTGCGAGGGTAGAAGGCGCTGGGCCACCACCCTCTTTGTCGCGAGACGCCATATACGCCAAGCCTGCTAATGTGGCAAGGCCAGCTAAGTCTTTTCTACGTGCCATGGTGGCCTCCTTTAGTTAGCTCAGCACTTGGCCTTGCCGCCCTTTTTCATACCCAGTGGCTTGCTGCCGGTCATTTTGACTTGGGTGCCTTTGGTCTTGCCTTTGGTGGCCACGCCGTCACGGCTAGGAGCCGCAGTTTTGACAGTGCCCATTTTGGCTTTAGTGATACCGTTACCAGATGATTTAGCCATGACTTGGCCTCCTTTTGAAAAAAGTTCAGATTTGCCCTGAAGGGTTTTGGGCTTGTTTACCTTCTGTAGATCGGCGCGGGATTGGGTACCTTTGCCAAACTTCAGACCTTTGCTAGCTTCGCTATATTCCTTGGCCACCTTTTGGGGCACACCCGCTTGCTTCGCAAAGTCTGGGTTGTGCGCTGCGGCGTCCATAAAACGCTTTTGTTTATCACTTACCGCTGGCATGCTTGTTCTCCATAAGGCGATCCAGTTTTTCATCCAAGCGATCAAGCCGGTCCAAGACGCGGTTGATGTCGGCATGGACTTCAACTTTTGTGACGTACTCTTTCGCGATCTCTTCGCGGGTGCGGTTGAGGAGGATTGTGACTCGGCTGAGCTCATCTGATTTTTCCTTCAACACCCAGCTCAAAAGTCCTAAGCCAGTCGTCAGTATGATGTTCCAGATATTGACTTCCATCTCAACAATTCCACGCCCGCAGGCTCTTGTTAATCCGGGAGTTTGGGTCTTTCGCGGTCTTCGCGGAAGTCAACTTCTTCTTCATCCCAGTCATTCTGGCGCAAAAAGAGTCGCGACGGCTTCCGCCCTCCGGTTGTGGAGGCTTCAAGCCGGGCTTTCCGGGATTGGCTTTGTTGTAGGATGCGCGCCCCTTGGCGTTCAAGCCGCCCTTGGGGTTCTTGCCTTCTTTTCTCTGCCATGCTGGTGACTTAGCCATTTACAACTTTCAGCACCGGAGTGCAGTGTTGCTCCAACAGCGGCTTCAACACATCTGCCTCGAAGTCACGAGTGAACTTCTCGGAGCCAACATGGGGAAGGCTGATAGAGGGGTCAAGAAAAACTGTGAAACCATCAGCGGCTGCACGGTCGCAGAACAAATAGTCTTCGCCATAGTACTCGCCGTTAACGATGCCAAGATCGAAAATGGCGTGCTCAGTGCGGTTGGTCACATTATTGTTGTACGCCCACTCAGGATGCTTCGCAATCATGGTCTCAAGCACGTGGCGCTGGATCATCATGAACCCAGTACCGATACGACTGATACGCAGTAGGCCGTTGGCATCAAACTCCAGAGCGCCCTTGTCGTCCAAGTAATAGTCCAAGAAGAACTTACGATCTGAACCACGGCGAGGGTAGATGCCAGCGGTGATGTCTTTATCTAGGCTCAACGCAAACAAACGCAGGATAGCGTCAGCGCTGACAACCACGTCGGCGTCGATGAACAACATAGAGTCCGCATCGGACTCCAAGAAATCGGCAACCAAACCGTTGCGGGCCTTCGTGATAAGTGAGCACCCAGAGATATGGGTGAGAAAGAGCTTAACCCCCAAGTTCCCCGCCTTGACGGCGAGGTTGGCCAACGCAAACGCTGAATCAATATTCAGCTTGCTGTCGTAAGCTGGCACGCAAACCATGAGTTTGCGGCCCGCTAGGCTAATGCTCTTCTCGGTATCAGCCATAAAACACGGTCACAGACGAAACATCAGTCACGTCTACATACACGCTGGTGTTGAAACGAATACCTTCGCCGGGAAGCAAAGCGTTAAACATTTCAGCCACAGCCGGTGTGTTCAGGGTAACACGAGTAGTACCAGAGGCACCACCGTCCTTCAAAACCACAGACCCCGCAGTGGAGGTTGTGGTCAACAGGATGCCTTTGATACGTGCGGGGCCCGCAACCAACGTACCGTCAGTTGTTCGGGTCGCACTAAGTACGTCGGTTTGCATGGTCATGAAAGACCTCCTAATTAGGCGTCAGCGAAGGGAGTAGCGACAGAGCCAGAACCCAACAACACGCCGGTCACCATGTACTTGTTGGCTGCCAACACAGTCACAGTGATGGTCGAACCAGCGATACCACCGGTGGTAGTGCCGTCCAAGTTGATGACGTCGTTGCTAGCAGCAGGAGCATAGCCAGTGGTAGCGCCAGAGCTGTCGGTGTCAACCATCAACAAAGAACCCACGAACTTGTCGGTGCCGTTGGTTTTGATAGCCAGAGCAGAAGCAGTAGTCTCAACCACAAAAGTGTAGCTAGTACCAACGTTGTTGATCGTGCCGGGAGGAGTACCGGGACCGTTAGCTGGAGAATCAGCAGTGGTGTTGATCGCAGGGAGAGTGATGATGAGCGTAGCGTCGTTGGTGCGGATGGTGCGACCAGCGTAGTTAGCAACGTCCAAAGTCACGGTGTTGGTACCGTTAGCCAAGTTAACGACTGTGTTGGGACCTTGGTTGTAGAAACCGCCCAAAGAACGAACTGGGCCTTGGAATGTAGTGCGTGCCATGTTTTTTCCTTACATGCAAGTGAGGTGCATCTGTCTGCATGTCGTCTAGCCGGGACTAGTCAGATACACCGGGGACCCCGGGGATGTGTTGAATATACACGAAATTAGAAAAAAGAAAAGCCCCCGAAGGAGCTTTTCTTAGTTGGCTTAGGAGCCTGAAGAACCCCACATACCGAGGGGATCAGACCAACCGAAGCTGTAACGCTCGCGAGCCTTGTAGCGCACGTTGCCGGTGTCAAAGTCACCGTCCATGCTGTTCTGCAAGGGAGTACGAACGAAGTGCTTCATACCGTTAGGCACGTCTGTAGTCAAGAACCAAGCATTGCTGTCGGTCAAGAAGTGGTTGACGGTGTAGCCTTCAGGAATTGCACCCATTTGCTTGATAGCGTTGATGTCGTTGTCAGCAGTAGACACGCGGAGTTCGGTGTCCAGCAAACGCTTAGCAGTGAACATCAATGCTGGGGGCACGATCAATTTCTTGGGCTTAGCAGCGATCAACAGACCACGTTCGTCAGTCCAACCAGCGATCTGAATCACGGCGGCTTCCAAAGAAGTCTCGTTCAGGTCAACTTGGGTAGAAGGAGTGTTGCTGTTGGTGCCACCAGAGATCAAGGGGTGAGCGGTGTTGAACAAGCTAACGCCGTCGCCACCGGGGTAGCTAGAGCTAAAGCCGTTGTTCAAAACTGCGGCAGCCTTGACTTGCTTGGTGTAAGCCATGGCGCGAGCCAAAGACTTGGTGTAGCGAGCAGACAAGCTATCGTACAAGTTATCTTCCACAGCTTCTTCAGTGATGGAGAAGCCCAGAGCGATAGTCTCGTGGTTATAGCGAGTTGACCATGCTTCTTGTGCATTGTCATACTGGATCGCAGAACCTTCGTTCTTGACTGGAGCAGCAGAGAAACCAGACAGTTTGGTTTCTTCTTCGAAGCTACGCTCAGATGTCTCTGTTTCGTAGATTTCTTTGTGCTCTTCGCCGTAACGAGCATATTCCATGCCGAACAAAGCGTTCAAGCCGGGGAGCAGTTCTTTAAGTAACTGTGCGCGTGAAATTGCCATTTTTTACTCCTTAAACACCGGTGGTGCTGTTGTACTGGTGGGTGTTGATCTTCACCAACAACTCGGTGTAAGTGTCAGCGGCGGTTGCGGTCTCGGGGACCACGTCGATAACACGCATTGGGATGGTGGCAGTAGTGCCAGCACCGGTCAATGTCACACCAACAGCGGAATCACCAGTAGTGGTAGAACCAGCGTTCAACACCAGAGGCAGGTTAGAACCCACAACAGTGCGACCGGCAGTGCCCATGGTAGTGCCGCTAGTCACGACAGCCACTTTGAACAGAGCTTGTTGGTCATCCACAACGTAGGCGTAAGCCAAGTTGGAAGCGGTAGACGCCAAAGCGGGGATGTACTGACCTTGCACGGTTTGACCGTTAGAGTTCACGTACTGACCGCCCATGCAAACACCCACGGGTGTAGCGGCGTTGGTAGAAGTTGCTTTAACCA